ATCGTTATTTTACAGTGGTTGTAACTACTGATGATCCCAGTATCTCTAAAAAAGAAAGTATTATATCAGTGCATCATGATTTCAATGTTAATGAAGAAGCAGTTCATCAATTAATATTATTCAATATTAATTCAAATTTATACAGAAATTGGTATTATGAAAAAAATCCAGTAACGACACCGGAACAAATTAACGCATTTATTGGAAAAACTCATACTGAAGAATATAATTATGACAATTCCAATGGATTTTTACCAGAAGCGCCTAAAATCCAAGAAGATGCGGCCGGCGACTTCTGGAACGGCCCGCGTACGCTCATTCGCGGTACAGAATTTGATATATCAAAAGATAAATTGGCCGCTCGTTGGGCTTTTGACAATGCGGTATCAATAGAAGATTTGTAATATGGCCGAACCTGTACTTCTATATCGTCGATCAAATGATGATAAAAATTCTCCATTAATTTTTGGAAAATTTAATATAAAATATTATCCTTATTTGGAGAAATCGCCTTCAGACGAAAAGGCTGAAGGCCTATTAATAAATCATGATAATAGAATTCATAAATTTTGTCATATTCTTGCTGTAGCTTACAAAGTTCCTAAAAATACATTTTATTTTTATGAAGAAAATTATTGGAATAAAATCTATTTCAAAGTTCCATCCTTTGTTCATTACAATGCTGCGAACGCCAAGGAATTCAGTGTCTTACCTAAAAGTCTTGAAGATTACTATTCAAATTATTATTCGAGTTATAAATATTTTCCTTATATAATGACATGTACTTCTGGTTCCTGGAATTTTAAATGGACAGACAAAGATGATCAAAAAATTAGTGGTAACATATATTCAAATCAATTTGCCATGGGATCTATACAAAATATTGAACACTCAGCAATAAAATCTGATGATAATTCTTTGACGTTCTGCCGAGCGCCTTGTAATTATGGTGATTTAAAATTAAAATCACCTATAAAAATGACTTCTAATGAAGATAATTCAACTTTTGTTTGTATTCATCTTTTGGATAATAAAATATGGTATAGAAAACCATTTTTATCTAATGATGAGATAATAACCTTTGAAAAAAAAGGTGTTGAAGATTATATATTTCTTGCAAATGGATTGTTATTGGATCCAGAAAAACCAATAGGAACAAAACCAAAAGTGTATGTATTTCAAAGAAAGAAATTAACTGAAACAACATCATACTTATCGTATAAAAATTGTGTAGGTGTTCATATATGGAGATTATGATATAATATGCAAAAAATATTAACTAGTTATTGGTTTTGGAAAAGTGAATTGCCAAGTGATGTATGTGATTTAATTGTTGATCTTGGAAAAAAAGAAACCTTGAATGAAGCTAGAATTGGCGGTCTGAGGGATGAAGAAAATCCTGGAATAATTGATTATTCCAAAAGAAAATCCAATGTAGTATTTTTTAATGCTCAAAAATATGCGTGGGTACATCATATTTTATTAATGTACATGCAAAAAGCTAATACAAATTCAGGATGGAATTTTATCATTACAGATCAACAAGACCCACAGTTTACAGTATATGACATTGATAATTTCTATGAATTCCATACAGATGATGATGATCACCGAGATAGAATGAGAAAATTATCTCTTTCCGTGTTTTTGTCTGATCCCTCTACATATGAAGGCGGCAACTTCGAATTTCAAAATACTTCAATTCCATTTAAAGAAAAGGGTAGTATTATTGTATTTCCATCATTTCTTTTACATAGAGTAACTCCAGTTACTAGTGGAATTAGATATTCTTTAGTAAATTGGTTTACAGGACCAGCTTTTGTATAATTGTAGATAAGAAATCTTGCTCGTAAAGGCCTGAGACTCAGTCATTATAAATAGTTTAAAAATGATTGGAGTTCCATTAAATGTCTATACCCGCCAGTAGAGCACAATTTAAAGATTACTGCCTTCGGAAACTTGGTTATCCTGTAATTGATATTAACGTCGATGACGAACAAGTAGAAGATAATATTGACGAAGCGCTTAAGTATTATCAAGATTATCATTTTGATGGCACCGAAAGAGTGCTTGTTAAACATCAGTTAACAAGCTCAGATATAACAAATGAATATGTAACGCTATCAAATGACATCATAGGCATCAATTCAATACTTGACATTGGTGCATCAATCCAGTCTTCTAACTTGTTTAATATTCGTTATCAAATTATGTTAAATGATTTATTTGATATATCTTCCTCTTCTTACGTATCTTACGTTGTTGCAATGAGGCATGTTGAGTCTCTTGGAGAGATATTTGTAGGTAAGAAACAAATTCGATTTAATCGACATACAAATAGACTTTATATCGATATGGATTGGACTTCAGATGTACTTGCTGGCGAATATATTGTTATAGACGCTTATAAAGTTACAGATCCAGATGAGTATACGGATGTGTGGGGTGATCGTTGGCTTGCAAGATATGCAACCGCTTTAATTAAAAAACAATGGGGAAATAATTTATCAAAATTTGAAGGAATTCAAATGCCTGGTGGCGTATCGTTTAACGGTACTAAAATACTTGATGACGCGCAAGCTGCAATAGACAAACTTGAAGAAGAAATGATTTCTAGTTACTCATTACCTGTTAATGATATGATAGGGTAAAGGAGTCTTTGTAATGTTAAATAAGTATTTTAATGTCAATACATTTACTCGCGAACAAGACCTTGTAGAGGATCTTTGCATTGAAGCATTAAAAGTTCACGGTATTGAGATGAAATACTTACCAAGAACTCTTGTCAAAGATGACCCTCTTTTTGGAGAAGATGCACTCTCACAATTTAATGATGCAATAAGCATTGAAATGTATTTACGAGAGGTAGAAGGATTTGCTGGTGAAGGCGATCTTCTTACTAAGTTTAATGTAGAAATTCGCGATCAAGTTACATTTACTGTTGCAAAAAAAAGATGGGAGCAGTCTCGTAGTGAAAAATTAACAACAGAAGTGGGATATAATTATTTACAAGAATCTGCTTCGACTACTACGCCTTCGCGTCAAAGATTAATAACATCTGCGGACACTGATTCAATCGTTCTTGAACTTACTGCTAACGGTTATAATATAACCACAGAACGGCCTATGGAAGGCGATCTTGTATACGAACCGTTATCAAATACACTTTTTGAAATAAAATTCGTAGAACACGAAGCAGTATTTTATCAAATGGGAAGACTTCAGACATACGATCTTCGTTGTGAAATATTTAATTATTCTAATGAAGTCATTTCAACTGGAGATAGTGACATTGACAGTATACAAACAAATAATACTCTTGATATATTGGCATACGAAATGCTTCAAGAAAATAATTCATTACTACAGCTTGAAGACGGCGGTTCATTGCTGCAAGAATATAGAATTGAGGATATTGATCCTGTTGCTAATAATCAATACTTTCAATCTAATGATCCTATATTTGGCACAAGTGCAATTATAGATTTTAGCGAAATAAATCCATTTTCTGAAGTAGATCGGTACTAAAATGTTTGCGCAACAATATTACCATGGTATTATTCGCAAATATGTAATTGCTTTTGGAAATCTGTTCAATGATATTGTTATACAGCGCTTGGACAAGAATCAAGAAAAAATACAATCAATAGCAGTACCCATTGCTTATGGTCCTAAAGAAAAGTGGTTAGCACGATTTAAATCAAATCCTAAACTTGAAAAAAATATAGGAATCACTCTTCCCCGTATTGGATTTGAGATAAGTTCACTATTATATTCTCCTACAAGAAAACTATCATCTACTATTCGTGAAATTTCACTTAAAGCTGACGCTGGCAGTTCTGATGATCTTAACAAATTTAAGACACAATTTGTCCCTGTGCCTTATGACATAGTTTTTATGCTTTACATATTTGTACGAAATGCAGATGATGGCGCGCAAATACTTGAGCAAATACTTCCATATTTTCGTCCTGAATTTACAACGAATGTTCGTCTAATTCCAGAAATGAATACTGTAATTGATACACCAATCGTATTACAAGACGTAACTATTGAAGATACATATGAGGGTGATTTTGACATTAGACGGGCACTCATTTATACACTTAGTTTTAATATGAAAGCTCAATTTTATGGACCAGTAACTAGTACCGGAGTTATAAAAAGAGCCATCACTAACTTTAGACTTGGTATGTCTTCAGATACTTTAATAAGTGAAAAAATGACTATAACTCCGTCAATGTTTGCAAACGGAGCTCCATTGCATTCACCATCAGCTAATTCCGCTTTGTCTGTTAGTATTAACCAGATTAGTACTGATGATGATTACGGATTTACTACTGTTATTAACACAAATATTGATGAGATA